CAGCACAAAGGAAACACTTTCCTTGAGTGGAAAAATGAATAACTACTGCTCACACACTGACTCTCTGCGGTAATTATGTAGCACTATCTGCCGTGCTAGCGAGATAGAGATTACCTCAACGTCACGTTCGCTCGGCTCTAATATAAAGGTGCGCTCACAATAAGTATCAATCGTCGTCGTTGCGCACCCAGCTGCGAAGCTCAATACGCACGTCATCGTCATCCATTTGAGCCACTTTGCTGTCAGCCTCATGAATCTTGCCCTCATCTTTTAGTCTTTTCTCAAGGCGGCGGTTAGCCTCCTCCTTGCGCCCTGCCCTCTTGCCAGACCTGTGCGCAACAAAAATCCCAATAACAAGAGCGCTAGTTAAAGCCGCAGCCCCTTTCACTCTTGCCCAAAGCTTTTTAAGTGTCATCAGCAGCATAGTTAAGATTCCCTGCAATGCGCCTGGCCCAACCCCGGCCAAAATCTGGCCAAGTTGAGAGGTTGGTATAGAAGGTCAGCCGAGCAGCATTAAAGCGGGCCAAGACATCAGTCACTGGCATTGCCTTAACTGCTTCCATCGTTACTGGGCCTACTACCCCATCATCAGCAACACCAACTGCACGTTGCAGAAAGCGGATTGCGTTACCAATACCGTGATTCACCGCTGCGTCGAAAACTTGAAATGCGATAGCGCCATCAAACTCATCGCAGCGAGCCCTATTCCAATAGGCATCACGGTATACTTCACGTGCCTGCTCACGAGTCAATTCCCGCATGCTACCTATATAGCCTGCCTCTCGTGCTGTGCGTTTAGTTATCCCCCAGTTTGTTTCTCCGCCCGGATCATTGGGATGATTAACGTACCCACCCTCGTGGCCAATAAGCCTTTCAAAAGCCTTGTCAAAGTTTACCTTTGAACCTGGGGCTGGCATGCTTTGCTCAGAGGTTTTCATAATGTCATTCGGGCTGTGCCGCATGAAAATAGCTTTAAGTAACTCTAGGAGCTTCACCTTTGACCTCCCACGTTAAAATATCCTCGGCTGGAAACCATCTGCCCAAAGCATGGCCAACCACGGACCATGCCTGCTTTTCTTCATCCCACTCAACCGCTGTCCAGTAGTGCCAATCTTTGAAGCGTGCAATGAGCACTTTGTCTTTTGGTACTTCTTTCACATCTACCTCCAGAACCCTGATTTGATAGCTGTCCACGCCGCTGCAATGGCAACTATCGGTGTTGCGAGCTTGCCCAACCACTTGATCACTTTAAAGCCGCCCTCAAGCGCTTTGAACAGCTCAATGATGTCTTTAGTTTCTTTATGTATTTCGCACAGCTGCTCCTTCACCTCCTGAAGCTGCAGGCGCACTTCTGCCAATTGTCTATCTGTGTCTGGCATGACGGTCTCACTCGTGGGTTTTTGGTTGGTAGACAAGGCGCCCTATCGCTCCTAGCACCATGATCGCGATAGTTAAATAAAAGACCCATTCATCAGGGATAGTTTTCTTTTGCTCGGGCGCAAGCATCACCCAAGTACCTTGTAATGAGCCGGCCGCTACATAGGCCCACATTGAGAACATGCGCCAGCACTTTCGCCAATTAGATATCAACTTCATAGTCACTCCTTTTACGGGCGTAAAAAACCCTCTTAGTTAGCGGCTATCGTTTCTGGCTTTTGCGGCCAATCAATATCATCGGGAAAGCCCTCTTGCTGGGGAACATCAAGCAGTGCCTGTCGATACAGTGCTAGCTCTTGCTGCTCGGCTTCCGTGAAACCGTTCCATCGCAGCGGGCTAGATACGATTGCGTCTAGCTCATACAAAAGACCGTCACGCTTCCAGCGAGCTTGTTCCTCGGCTGACGGTTCGTGCTCCTCTGGCTCTAGCTCAGGCTCTGGTTCAGGCTCAATTAAGCCCTCAGCAAGCAGCTCAGTTTCCGTTTTAGGTGTCCAATCCGTATGAAAAAACCGCACATCAGCATTACTGGGCACATGCTCGGGTATCTCAACAAAATCTGGGTAGTCCTCTGGCTTATCGGTATCAATGAACTCTACAATCTTATTATCAACAATTTTTGCCATTAACATTGTTCTGCTCCTTTAGTGTGCTGTTTTGCGCCATACTCGGACAGTAAGGTTTCGGGGGCGGTTTTCTGAGGCGGTGGGTACGACATTGGAGGCGCTAAAGTGAGCGTTCCTATTTCCTGCTGAGGAGCCACCGTAAGCCTGCGCTGGCCTCCTTCCGCCGTTTGAGACAGTAAACGCACCGCTCGGGCCTACAAAGTTACCGTTGCCTCCTGATACGTCCGTTTGTATCCCGCCCGTAATATTCCTAATCGCATCCCCCTGAATCCCCCCTCCAAAATTACTAGCGTTATTTCCCTCAGTCCTGAAAAACACGCCCTCGGTATTAAACATCAGCGTCCACGTGCCGCCGAACAGTGTTGATGGTGTTTCAGTGCCGGGGTATTGGGTGTAGCACATGCCAATCGGCGCTACAATAATATTGTTAAGCGCATCCGTAACCGCCTTTTGGCTCATCGGGAAATTATCGTTATTCCCCGTGGTTTTGAGGATGTTGCCCTCTGTCAGGATCTCGAGCCATGGGAGGTTTTCTTTGCCTTCCGAAAAACCCTTATACCAAAGACCTCCATTGTCTCTGCGCCCAGCAATTCGGACGGTATTATCAGGTCCGTTGGAGACCGTAAAACCAAGCACGAAATTCCCTAGTGGTGTGTCTGGAACCGCCCCAGCGGCGCCATTAAATGCTGCTCGTACATTGAGGACACTCCAATTCACATTGAGCGGTGTCCCCAACCCCATCCACCCTTGAGTGATAAGTTTATTTCCACCGCTGGTGTCGGTGGCGCTACTAACAACATCCCTAGTAGCAGCACTGCCAAGCCCCGTAAGGTTGGCTAAGTTCAAGCTGTTAAGCGATATTTGGACGTTGGCCGAACCGTCAAAAGGCACAGCATCGGACGTTCCGCCCCCTGTGATTTGGATTGTGCGTGGTGTTTTAAGTTTAGACGCATGGCCTCGGATATTGATATCGTATTCACCGGTTAAATCTTTCCAGCTGCTACCATCCAAGTATTGCCATTTCTTGGCTGCACTGCTCCAGCGAATGGAGTAATTGGGAACGTTAGTAGCGCTCGTGCGTGCTGGGTCGAACCCAACCGCCAAATCATCCATGCGCCCGTGCATTTCATTTACGAAATCCAGGTAATTACTCGTTACTGTTGGCTTATCATGATCTGCCATATTTAACTCCCTCTTACTGCCCATGAAACACGGCCGTCAACTCGCTGGCCTGCTTCGTCAAATAAGTAAATCGCCATGCCTTGTGCGTATACCTCTACTGAACCGCTGCCGCTGCCCGCCAATTGAGCGCTAAAGCTGTTAGCGCTTGCGCTGGTGATTGTTGTGACTACAGGTGTACGCCCCGGCAAGCTCAGTCGTACCGCCATGCCCTCTAGCAGCCCATGGTTGGGTACGCTGACGGTAATCACGTTGCCGCTAAAGCTATACGTGCCCTCATAAACCACATCCTTGTAGTCATACACTGCGCTGCGTTGCTGCGTGCCTGCTGGTGTAAGCGTGATGGACGCAACATCCAAAAACGTAACGTTAAAGTTTGCTATTGTTCCGTTTGTGTCACTTGCAAGCGCCTCAACGTGACCTGCATCGCTCTTGAGCTTTGAAGACAGCCGTACAGCAAAGCCACTTACTAACACCAATCCCTTGCCGTCGCTCTGCGCTTCTATCTCAATGCGCACGTACCTAAAATTAACGCCGTATACGTCAAGCGTGTTTGTATGCCGCTTCCACGTACTGCCATCTTGCGATGTGCTGATATGCGTTGATACCACAGCGCCTTGGGCTATTTTTCTGTCACTCAAAGAGAGCGATACACGACTTGATGCTAACGTCGTGCCGAAGTCAAAGACTTCCGTATAGCTGCCGCTAATCACTGCTGGTTGCGGGTAAAGCGGATAACCTGCGCCAACCTGATCGTCAATGCTGCCCCAGCTGTTATCGGTAAAGTGCTCTTGCCACGTTTCCTCTGTGTTCACTGGTAGCAGCACGCCACGGCCCTCAAGCAAATAAGCATTGCTGTAGTCGCCGGTAAGCTCCGCATTAAGCTCACCAAAGAATACAAAGTCTGGCGGCTCGCTGACGTTCACAATCGTGTTAATTGGCTCAGATTGCCAGCCGTCGGTATCTACTGCTGCAAGCCAATAGGTGTGCTCGCCCCCCTCAAGCTCAGAGAAAGACGTGAACTCACCCCCAAGGGTCCCCATCTCAGCTGCTGTTTCCCAGTCCTCGCCTTTTTTAATCAGAACATGATCAAAGGGCAAAGTCGTTGGCTCAGGCTTTTTCCAGTACAGCAGTACGTTGTTATCAATCACCTGCGCACGTATATCGGTAGGTGGATTAGGCAGCAGTTTTTGAATTGATTTTTGCGTGCCGCTCGATAAGTTGCCACGCTTATCTTTGGCGCAAACCGTGTAAGTCTTGTTGCCAATCCAATCCGCAGGCAGTGTAATCGTCGTGCTGTCAGTAAACTCGCTCTCGTCATCGTATGAGACAACATAACCTTCAAGCCCCAATTGTGGCTCTACGCCATCCCAACGTAGCGTGATTGTTGCGTTAGTTAGACTTGTGTCTTGGAATTTTTCTTCAATGCTAGTTACGTTTGGCAGCGCTTCTAAAGTGTGCGTAACTATGCGTGACGTCTCTGAATAAAGCCCTGCACCGTTATATGCTCGGATATACCAACTCTTTGCAACTTCTGGCTTGCCAGGCGCTACTGTACACGTATCAGCACTGCCTTTGAATAAAGGGTTACTTCCACCCCAGCCGCTGTCGCTTGCCCTTACTTCATAGCCCACGATATCTGGCTCGGGGTTGGTGGCCCATCGTAGACGCAACATAGTCTCTTCAATCTCAGCTGTGACTGCACCTACTGGTGTTGGCTTGCTGGGCTCGGCGATAACCTCGTACTCAAACGAGCGCCCTTCACCGCTTCCCGTGGCGACAATAGGGGTTACGGTGATTACAATTTCATCGCTTGCACGGCCATCAACCACGATGCTATCAAACATTCCTCGCTGCGTTGGCCTGCTCTCACCGTTTACCCGCACTTCAACATCAACTAAAGCAGGAACGGATATGCTCCAGCTAAAGGTGACTGGCACAACCCCCGTGAGCGTATTTACATAGCCCTCACTTGCACGGATGCTGTAAACCTTACCAGCGAGCAAAGCGCCATCACGTGGGGGCGTGTACTGATAGGGGTCATCCTCGGATAAGTAGTATTCGGGGTCATCGTCAATGGCCTCAAATCGAACACCTTCAGTGCCTGCAGGCTGAACGTCAACGATTTTAAATCTGCGCCCAGGTGTTTCCTCGGGGTCAAAAAACCACGCCCAATCCATGGGCTCGCAATCCTCAAACCCCTCATCACCGGGCAATGGGAAACCGTCCAAATCGCTAATAACAACCACGGTATCGGTTTCACCGCCTTCACCTGTAACTGTGGCCATCACCATATTGCCCTCGGGGTCACGCAGCATCATTGTTCCGTTCGGATCAGGTATGGATTGCGATAAGACAAGCTCATTACCATCACGTGCCAGCACTCGGCCCGAATAGCCCCATACGGTTAAATCATGGCTAAACTGCACCACATCACCGCGAGACGCAACCCAGCCTTCAATATCTGTTTCCCACGTGATGCGACGTCTATGCCACGCTTGACTTGCTGCAATCAAGTTAGCTTCACGGCCTGCCTGTGATGCCGTTGTCACCCCCTCCAAATCAAGCTGCAGTGGGTTCTTGTGCCCTGTAGTGCCAGGCACTTGCACTCGCACCTCGTCCATTTGATAATCACGACTTCTATTGGCGAAGTTAACGATAATTTCATCAGCAATACCGTTAGAGTTTAGGTATGAAACCTCAAAGCTGCCTGCCCTGATATTGAATGGCCCGAACATGGCAACAGCGGGTAAATTAGCGGCATCCCAAACAACGCCCAGCTTACCTTTTTTCCATGTAGGTGATGCTCGTCCAGCACGTGCAATAGTAGCAAGCACGTCGAACACGCTCATTTGCCTATCAAGAACCCAGTCAAATTTTAGGTCATTGCTGTCACACCACTGCGCCCACTCTTTTATAGAGTCTAGGTCTATCTGATGCTCGTCCAAACCAGCGCCGTACACTAGCTCATTGTTAATGTACTTGCCCAGTGCAAATCGTAAAAAGCTCCACGCTGGATTGCGAGTAGCCTTAAACACCCACTCGCCGTTTTCCCAGACCATCGTCCGTGCGATAGCAGTAGCTGACAAACTATCAATGCTGCCGTTAAGCTGTGATGTGGCACGAATGCGTAAACCGACACGCTTTTGGCCCTTGTAATCAGCGGTGTCCTCACGGAAAGCTAAAATCTGGTTTACAGCCACCTCATTTGAACGCCTGCTTTCTTTAATGTCGTTGGTCACCTTCCACACACGTACTTCATATTCACCTGCAGGCACATTTACAGATACTGTCGTGCGTGTGGGCTCTTGCTTTTTGCCTGTCAGTCGAACCCCAGGGCTGGTCGAGTAACCAATCAATGGGTCAGGCGCTACACCTCGCCAAGGCTTGCCTTGAGCATGAGGGTGAGGCACCCAATGCCATGTGCCTGTAACCGCTGGCCTAATGATGATCGGGCCGATTTGCCATGCAGGCTCTATAACCCCTTCTTGGCCTTCTGTGTACTGATTTGGGTTCGTGCTGCCGTAATCTACTTGCTGATTATCTCGAAACAAAGGGCTCGTAAAAGGCGAGTCTGAAGGCGGCGTTCGGCGCAAACTCCAATAAT